CCATATTTTTCTGTAGTTGCCACGGTGATAAAAATGATGAAGTATCGTTACGCTTGGGGAATAAATATCCCAGCCTCTTGTCCAAGCCCTCATGGCAAAACATATTTCTTCTCCAAAGAATGATATCTCTGGATCATATGGAACTTCTTCTACTATGCTTCCAAGTGTAAAAACAAAACCAGCAAGAATTGTACTAGAGACTTCTGGGTAAAACTTTTTTTTGTCAGACAGTTCAACTCTTTTTGCTGTCCATTCGTTTCTTTTGTTTAAACTTGGCACCTGTTTGGTTGCATAGGGTGGCTTGTCTTTATCTTTTGTGATATAACTAATAACATTATTACTTTCAACATAGAATCCTGGTGGAAAATGAGATAATATTATGTTCTTATTCTTAGCAATTTCTTGAGCCTTTTGTAATTGATTGATGCACATTACATCCCAGTTTTTTTCAAAGATTGTATGAGAGTCAATCTGAAGATAATAGTCTTGCCCAGAATAAAGAGTCATTGCTTTTGCCCTTGCAAAGCCTGCACCCTTTGCTTCTCTTGGATGCATAATAATCGTGTTAGCATTTTTTAACCAAGATAAATCTGGAACTTCCTTATCAAAGTCTTGTATCACTAAGCCAAAATGTATTTCATTTGGTCTTGAAGCATTGTCAATAGCAGACTTAATAGTTCTAACTAACTCAGGATCACGATAACTTGCTATTGAAACAAAGATGCTCATCTTTCCTCGTGAGTGACCCAGTAGTATTTACATGTAGCACAGCATGGATGATTATAAAGACTGTGTTTTGCATATCCAAACTTTGCATAATGCAGAGGATCTTTATCAAATAAGTTTGCTTTATGAGTAGTAGTTAACCTCATAACTTTGATTGTGTCATCCCAAAAAGAAGGCTTGACCTCTCCCCATTGATTCCAGCACACATCTTTTAGTCTATTAAGGTTGGCTTCGTTGTTTTCTGTACGAATACCCCGCAATTGTGCTTCACGAATCATTGCCTGAACATATTGCCATAAGCCACGCTCATAGCCTTTCCACATGAGAACGGCAGGATGATTGCGCCATCCCCCTGTAGGAGATTTGCCAGACAACACATTAAGAATCTGATAACACTCTAGTATTTGTTTATTAAGTCGCTTGTTGTCAAGCCAACGTGCTGTTGTTACAGCATTTGTAGATGGTAAGAATGTTTGCATTATTTTAATGGCTCCCTAGTTACTAGCACAATTGCACCTTCCATTTCTAACGCTTTTTTGACCATGGCTACATATTTAACTGCACTAAGTTTTTCATCGTGTGTCATATTTATAAATGATCTCTCATTTAATTTTATCGTAAGAAACGATTCATTGTCAATAAGATCAACACCAAAATTTTTGGGTGCAGATATAGAATGAAAAGCCCTACGCATATTATTTGTATACACAACTACTCCATTGTTAGTGCTTGCCAAGTATAAGACCAATCTTTTTTAGTCTTATGATTATTGAACTCTTTAGATATTTCTCCGCCTTCTAAATAAATACCGCCCCAAACGCCCCACTCTTTACCAGATACCCCTACTGCAAAGCAGGTTTTTGATACTGGACATGTCCTACAAAGAGCATCTACAAATTCTCTTGATTCTAAATTCTCTTCATAGTTATCAAAAAATATATTTGTGTCAGATCCAAGGCATTCAGCATTATCTTTCCATAAATGCTGTTTCATGGCTCATCCCTTATACTTGTTCGGAATGTCCCATCCATTGCGAGTAACTGTGTAAATGCGCTGAACATACCAGACTCCATTTACCCTAACCCCATTGACGGCAGTGCGACCTGCTTCAGAACGTTTACGATCTGCTACATCCCAACCAACCCAATAAAGGTTGTTGTTGCGAGTAACGATCTTTTCCATTCTTTCTAAACTATTTACAATCATTATTTCTCCTAATACCTAAAGATTCCTACTTCAATATTTTTTAGTTCTGCTTCAGCAACTAACTTAGATACAGCCTGCTTTGGCTTACTTAAAAATGCAAAGTAGTTTACGTGCTCCATGTTTTCACTAACCCAAGAAGGTGGTACTTTGTAGTTCTTTATCTTCATTCCACGAGCCTTCATTCCACGCTCTGAGAGATTACAAAATTCTAAAACCATAGAATTGATTTTTGCTGGACCAGCAGAGTAAATACAAAACTCTGTATCATCCTTGCTCATGCCAGATAGGGCAACACCCATAGCACGAATGAATACGTTGTAATCACTAAAGTCATTCGTTCCCTGAACTACCACTATCATTGTTTTTCCCCCTACCTAAATTATCCAATATAAAGAGCATTTTGTCAAGTTCTTTCTTTGGCATATTTTCTATGTCTACAGGCACAGCCGTCTCTTCAATAATGTTTCCATTTTTTGTTTTGGCGGTATAAAAAATACTATCTTTTACCCAATAAGCATTATCATCTAATACAATAATCTTAATCATATGCTTCTCAGTGTGTTTTCTAGACTGTGACATTACTGGCAGTCTTTCAAACAACTTCTTAGGAATATAGTCTTTTATGATTTCATGTATAGAACTCTGACTATATCTCATTTTTGCTAAAGATCTTTTTTTATGTGCCCTATTAAATTTTAATACAATAAAAACAAATGCCAATGCTAAAACTGTAGCAAAAACATTTTCCATTATGTCCTACTATTCAGATTTTAATTTTGTTGTTTTGATTGCTGGAACTGGTGCAGCCTGATTAATAACTAATTTGTTTAACTTCAATTGAAGTTGTAAAACTTGAAATTCTAAATCAGATGCCTTTTGTTTATAGAAGTTAACTAATTGTTTAACTTCATCAATACCCAAGTCTTCCATTCCCTACCCCCTTTTTGTACTAAATGCAGAACCTTCCCAGGTCTTTTCCGCTTTGCGCTTTTCACGCTCTACGATTGCACGAGACCAAGAAAATCCTGCGTCTCCGCCCCAAGCCTCCCACATAATCCTACCATTTGAAGGATTACTATTATTATAGAAGTCTTTTCCCTTTTTGTCAACTTCATGACGAGAAAAGAAAGAAAACATTCTTTTTACAGTAGAAAGTGACATTGATCTACCAGCAACAATATCTGTAGCACGACCCCAACCAACTGGAGTCCCCGCACCCTTTGCCTTGCCTTCTTCTTTCCAACGAAGAGCACGTCGTGCTGCTGCCTTCATGCCAGATGTAGGCGTGTATGTTTCTGATTTATGAACATCCGATGGCTGAACTACTTTTGTTCTACTTTCCATCTTTTTTCTCCCCATATTTTCCAAGAACTGCTTTTAAAGTTCCATCTTTACGAAGTCTAACAATCATTCCGTCTTTAATTTGCACGGTATTGAAACCATCATGTCTTTTAAATTTTCCAGATGACATTATCTTTTAAACGGATTAAAATCAAAAGCAGATCCGCCCCATCCATTGTTATCTTTTTCTATTTTTTGTGAATCAGAAAATAAACTTCTAACCCTAACAGGCTTATCAACCTCTTTAGCAAATTCTTCAAACATAGACTTCTTTGTTGATCTTGGATGTCCTTTTGGAAATAGATCTAAGTCAAATGGTTTTCTTGGGAACTTTCCACGCAGACCAGCCATAAAGGCATTGACTCTTCCCATAGCCCATTGTTCTGCACTTGCAACACTTCCACGAACAGAAGATGGGTTAGTTCTATATGCACCAATCCCACGATTATAGACCTGTCTTAAAGCTCCAACTGTAATTTTTTTGTCGCCTTCTTTATTTTTATTATAAGCATCTGCCAACTCTTGTAATCTTGCTGACGAAACTTTTTCCATTTCATCGTCCATATTATACATTTTTTCATTATCTATTGGTTCTGAAGAAACTCTTAAAGAACTAAATGGTTTAACAACTCTTCTATCAGTTCTTGTTCTTTTTCCGCTTTCGTTGGTAGCATATACCCTTACAACTGCCACTGGATTATCAGAAGACGCTTCAACGCTTTCATTTGTTCCAGGAAGTTTTACTGTGCCAGATCTTTCTACTCTTTCTACAACACCATGGGCTGACTCTGTTTTATCTGGTGGCTTTGGAACTGCAAATGTAACATGATCTCCAACAGAAACATTTTCTGCCTTACCTAATTCTTGATTTACCATTCTTCTACGTGCTTCTTCAATCTCTTTATCTTCTTCTTTCATTTGTCTTTCAGAATTTGCATCTTGATATGGTGCATTTGCAAGAGTGCCTTTTGATACTGGAACACAATTAGGAACCATTCTTCCATCTTTTTCTTTCATTCCTCGTTGCTCATAGCCAACCCAACAAGCCTTAGTCATGTTGTCCCACTTATCTTCATCTTGATTTTCTGAATGATAAGATTTCATTGTTTCTTCTGCGTCCATTTGATGCTCCTCAATATCTATTTTTTGTGCATCTGCATACATCATACCAATGCTATATGCAGTTGGCTCCCATTCGCCATCTTCTTCTTCATAAATTCTTACAGACATAGCAGGATTCTCTGGTGGCATGGAAACAAGAGCATACTCAGATCCAGGAGTTCCAAGAGTTCCACCCTCAGTCATTATATGTTCAATCATTCCATGAACAAGACCTTCTGTTGTAGTTCCCATAACAAAGTCACCCTCTTTAAGAGTGTGCATGTTCTTGCCTATATTGCCCTCAGACTGGTTTATGGCGTAGATCTGTGCTGCTGCCTGTGTACGAGTCTCGTGACAGCCCATAACCTCATTGGTGCCCACCTTTAAAGCAGGGTAACCAGAACAACCGTATGAACCTTTAGCACCTACACGATATGGCATACTCTGATTATATCAGAGTTCTTGGCTTTTAAGCAGCCTCTTTATTTCCTCTATAGACCATTGATCCTCTTTAGAAAGTTTATATATCTCTTCTGAATCAAATGCTTTTGATGCAAGTCTAACAATAGGGGTATCAGACATAAGATCTATATCAAGAAATCCCTTTTCCCATAGCCCCATAAGTTTATTATTAACATCATTAAGATGTTCATGATATAGTTCTGGCATTATTTCTTGAATCTTGGGGGTAAATGTGTATAAAAACTCCCCAGTAGTTTTATCTAAGCCAGATACCTGCAAACCACCATTTAAAAGTAAATAGTCAATTGCTGTTTGCTCATCAGGAATTCTGTCTTTATTTTCTGGATCAAATATCATTTTAAATATTTTCCTCATAGCTAATAAACTCCTCTAGTTGCTCTCTTGTTTGTGAACCAATTATTCTTTTTACTTCTATACCGTTTTCAAATAAAATAAAGGTTGGAACAGACTGAACTGTAAATGTTTTTGTTAAATCAGGATTATCATCTACATCTATAATTTGAAAACCAGCAGTGGTCTGTTCATGATTTAATTCTTCAACAATTGGGCGTGTCTTTCTACAAGGCTGACACCAGTCAGCGGTAAAGTAGTAAACTGTTTTCATTTTCCAGATTTTTTTCTTTGTGCTGCTAATGCCGAAAAGTCTTTAATCTTGGTTTCTCCCATATATCCCCAAGCATATCCATCATTAATCATCATGTCATTAAGAGATACTGTGTCTCCATTTATATAGACCCACCCCAAAATGCGACCATACTTTTCAGAAGAGTCCATCTTTTCAGTTTTAATTACAACAGACTTGGCATCTTTCAGTTGTTTCTTTAAATATTCTTTTGACTCAATACCTAAACTTTTTTCAAAGTTATCTCTAGTACGAGACTCTGGGGTATCTATTCCAGCCATACGAACACGCTGCTCAAAAAGAATATTAAAACCAAGATCAATTACAACGTCAATGGTGTCCCCATCAACAACTTTTTTAACATCTCTTACATAATACTGGTACATTAATTGCTGCTCCCCATTAATCTGTTTTCTATTAAACGATCACGCTCATCTACAACCTCTAACATAAAAGCCATCATCTTAGTATAAGCATCTGGATTATTCATAATCTTTTCATAGTGATGCCCACAGAACATCAGGTCGCCAGTAGATCCTTTTACCTGAACATATGCTTGTGCGTTGCAAGTATCGCACCTATCTAAAGCATTTAGAATGTACTCTTTTCCTTTTGCTTTTGGATGTTCTTGAATAATGTTTGTCATAGTTTGATTATACATCTACTTTCTGTTATCCGTTGAATAAAATCCAGAACCATTAAACACTACGCCCACAGAATTCCAGACTCTTGTCATGGACTCTCCACAACAAACTGGTTCTCTGTCTTCTCCAAACCCTCTCTCAAACTCAATTTGAGCAAAGCATTTGCTACACCTGTAGTCGTATTTAGGCATAAATTAAGTATACCCTAAGCAATTCTATTTGTCAATCTAGCATGTGTACGAACCCTATGACAGTTCGCACATACCACTTCACACTTTTTAATTTCTTTCATAATTGCCTTCCAAGAAAATCCATCATGAATCATTCTAGAAACATTGTATTTTTTATCTCTTATGTGATCAAAATCTAATACTATGTGATTTTTTTCTCCGCAGTCTACACATCCACTTGCCATCTTTATTTCAGCAAGTTTCTTTTTATACTGCTGTTTATTATATGTTGCTAGTTCTTTTTCAGTCATAGCACTTACATTATAGCAAAGATTGTTTAAGCCCCGCATAGGAATTCAAGCACGAAGGCCGAATTTAAGGAAAAGGTAACTAATCCATCCCAAGGCCTATGCGGGGACTTCTATTATACTAGATTACTTTTTAGCAACCTTGATAGCAATTTCCTTTGGTTTCTTTTCCTCTGGAACAATGCGGTCAATGTCAATATGAAGCATTCCATCTTTCATCTCTGCTCCAGTTACTTCCATATATTCTCCAAGAGCAAATGTGCGGGTAAACTTGCGTGTTGCAATACCCTTATGAATTGCTTCACCCTCAGCTTCAGTTGTAATTTCACCTTTAACAACAAGAGTTCCCTCTTCTACAGTTACTTTTACATCATCTTTTGTAAAGCCAGCAACGGCCACTGAAAGTTTATAAGTGTCTTCGTCTACCTTAATTAAATCATAAGGTGGATAGGATTGACGCATTGCTGTATTGTGTACATGATTAAAACGGTTCAACTCTCTGTTGAAACCAATAAAAAAAGGATCCTTAAAAAGATCCAGTGTATACGAACTTACCATTTTTATCTCCTTTTAAGCGAGTTAGTATTTGTACCCCCATTCGGCGGGTACTAAAATAATTATATCATATCTCTAGCCAAATACGCAATAGCCCTATTAAGTCTATCTATGCTATCTTGAAATACCCCAAGACCTCTATTACAATTATGGCATAGATGTCCTCTAAAACTATCTGTAATATGATCATGATCTACTACCCAAACACTAGCATTTCCACCAGTACCTTTTAATTCCTCTTCATTTTTTAAACAAATAGGACAGATATATCCTGATGGTGGATATCCGTATTGTTCTTTTAATTCTTCCCTTTTTTTTGCTAACTTTTTTGCACAATTTTTACATTCAGGCCTAAGATATTTACCACCACTTGATGGAGAAAAGTCTGAATCAGATAGTTCTATTTTACATTTGCTACATATTTTCATTGAGCGGATAGCGAGAATTGAACTCGCACATTAACCTTGGCAAGGTTACGCACTACCACTATGCAATATCCGCCTTAGCCTATAAAAACAGACTAATTATTTACATCTACAAACAAAGTAGTTGTAAATGATTCTAGCGATGCAGACTTAGCAACAGACTTTAGATGATTATAAGTATCAGAGAAGTTACCCTTATAATTCTTAGCCCAATATGCAGCAAGCGCTGATGTAGCAGCAGAAGTGCCCATTGATCCATTGATTGTGCCTAATGCAAAGAAATCTACTTCAGCAGACCTATTTGCATACCGCTCAACATTGCCACGAACCCCCACAGAACTAACTGCGATTGCTTCCGCAACACAAGATGGATAATCAATCTTTGAATAGTCATAACGATTGCCAGTTGCAAACAATGAACCTACGCCCATATTTTGTAGATTAACAATTGCGTTACGAAGTGCTGGATTAACTGGACAATAATGACCACGAGATGCAAAACGAGTTTCTCCAACTGCTGCAGATACTGCAACAATATTGAACTTAGTCTTATTTTTTGCTACCCACTCCAAAGCCTGACGAACAGTGCTATTTACATTTGCAGCATTCCTCATGATTCTTCCACGATTATCTGGATAAATACGAATGAATACGATGTTCATATTAGGATTTACCTGTTGTGCAATTTGTACCATTTGAGTACCGTGTTCAAATCCACCAGATGCAGGCATATGTGCAGACCCTGGACCTTCCATATATGACTGCTTATTTGGGCATCGCTTTTCTTCCATGAGACAAACTTCATGCAGAACGTTTACCTGCGTTGTATCAATTGCTGTGTCAATAATTGCAATTGCTAGTTTTTCATTTGCTGATACTGCTGGTAAAAATGCTGCGATAAACAGCATTGTTAATAATCCCACTACTTTTTTCATTGCTCTCCTTATATCATTAGTCTAACTACGTGTTGGCATGGGTCGCCTCCTGCTTCCCATTCTTCTAACTCTTCTTCACTCATGTATTGATAGCCACCATCATGAGTATCACAAAAAGGTTCTGTTACCCAGCCTCTTTCAATACCATTTTGCAGCCAAATACCAAACTCCTGATCTTCTGGAGTTAAATCTTCGTCATGCGTATGATTCATATATTTATTATATACCTAAATGCTTAGAATGTCAATAGGACCTTTGCAAGATGGGGAGTGATTAATAGCAGCCTGAACTGATGCTACCGCTCTCTTTCGTGTATCTTTTGTTTTTTGTGTAGCATAAAGTGATCCTAGTGCAATATCTCCACCAGAACCCATTGTTAAATATTCTTGTTCATATTGTGTTAATGACATATCGCCAGAACTATGCTCGTACATTTTTCCACGAACACAAATTATCATACCAAAATCAGCAGTTGATGTTGTATCTACCCACCACTCTTCATAAAATTTTCTAAGAGATTTAAGAAATCTACTATACATAAATTTATCAACGCTTCCACGACCTTCAAATTGTGGGGGTACAAATAAATGCCTTATTCTATCTCCATCCATAGATCCAGCATATCCAAATAGATATCCTTCTTTTTTCCAAATCTTTGGGCTTGATCCAACACCAATAGAATTATCATCTGAAATACCACGATCCCCAGCCATCCAGATTTTATTGTCTATTGTATCTCTTACAGCAACTATACAGGTCATTTCTACCCCCAGACTATGGTTATTGTTTTAGTATACCAGGAAGATTTTAATACGTCAAATAGTCTTTATTTAATATTTTGACCACATGTAGGGCAAGTTTTTGCCTGAGATACCGCCTCAGATTGGGCAGATTCAGCTTTAGCAGCCCCTTTAAATTTAGGACGACCAAAACCTACTATAGAAATCATAACCCCAGCCTTATTTTTCTTATAGGCACGAAGCTGTTTACAGACTTCTCCGCCATTTCTTTGGCTTCCTTTTTTATTTGAAGATGTATTTCCTTCAATGCACCAAACAGTTCCGTCTTCGTTGTCTTTAATAACAATACCTACGTGACTGATCCGATCTACACCATCTCCTGGAAAATCAAAATACGCAATATCTCCTGGTTCTGGATCACAAATTTGTGCATCATACCAACGACCAGCCTTTTTAAATGCTGCTGCGCCAGATGGAGTGTAAACAGTATTAGGAATCTTTACTCCAGATTCTGACCCGCACCAGTTGACGAAACTTCCGCACCATGGTTGGAAATTGGCTTTCATAAAAGCACCGTACTTGGTTTCGTTATCTTTTGGTCCTTCAATGGTTCCAATTTCTTCTTTTGCTATTTCAATTAACTTTGCTGCTGTTCCCATGTCTGCCATAATTAATCCTTATCCCAATCTTCATCTACTGGTAGTTCATCTGGCATCTGACTATTAGGTTTAGTAGATACTACTTCTTCTACTTCGTCTACCGTTTTTTCAACAACCTCTGAAAGATCAGAAACCTGGCTTACATTGTTATTGTTTTCTTCAATAGCATTAATCATTTCTTGTGCACCGCTACGACCAATCAGCAAACCTGCGAGGGTACCAGTAATAAATGTCGCAACACTACCAAGAACATTAAAGAACATCTTATCATTCTCAGATTGTGCTGTTACTGGTTGTGAAACAAAAACTAAGGCATATAAAATACCCATAGTTGTAAATAATAAAATTGTTCCTAAAATTATTCCTAAAATAAATTTTAATCTTGCATCTAAGTCAGATGGGGTTAATCTTGGTCTACTCATTGTTTGTCTCTTCCTCTATTACGCTCTCATTTGATGTTCCATTTACAATATCTTTTCCTACTAAGTCTTCAGGGCAAGCACCATTTACCTGACAAATCGGTGGCTTGCATTCGGGAGTATCCCAATTTGCTGGATCTTGGCAGGGATAGCGGTAGTGACCATCATAGCCACAGCCTACAAGCAAGACTCCAAGAAAAGCAGTTAGGATTATTTTTACCATAACTACCATTATAGCAGTTATTCGTCTTTTTCCTCACGAAGAGGTATTGTCACAAGCCACAAGATAGTGGCCGCTATCGTGGCAATTCCTACGATTTGTTGAGCGGTACCAGTAAGAGTAAGCCATGCAATAAAGAATCCTAGCAGTGTCCATACCTGAGCAATGCTTTCTTTTATGGCCTTACCAAACCATGCAACAAAGCCTTTAACAAGCCTATAGGCCAATCCTAGAGCCTTTTTGAGTAAGCCTATAGCCTTTACTAAGACTGGCTTTGCCTTATTAAGTAAAGGCTTAGCCTTCTCAAGTAAAGGTTTAAGGTTTGGCATTTTTATTTTAGGTACCGCTGGTATTTTTACCTGTGGAACTTTTATTTTGCCAATAAGGGCCTTTGCCTGGTTAATTAACTTATCTATCATTATCATATTATAACCTCCTTGTTGACATAACAGAACTAATAATATTGGATACCAGAATTACTGGGATAATAACTTCTTGAGCCTTTTCCCTCTGGTCATCAGTCATATCTTTGCCCCATTCTGAGGGACTAAATACTCTATCAAAATCTATATCTGTAAATACACTCAACGGATCTGCTAAAAATGCTTCTGCCTGTACTTCTGTTACTGCATCTGCTAATGTAAATGGCATTGAGGCTTCTCCTGCATCCCCTGCTCTTTCTGAAAACTCAACAAATGCTGATGCAAGTGCTGGATTGTCCGCCATCTGCTCTGCTATCTTTGCAACTTCTGCTGGAGCAATACCAAGGTCTGAAGCAATCTCGTCTTTAGCCTCAACAGTTAAAGCCTTGAGAGTCTGGCTAACTGCAGCAACCTGCTCTGGTGATAGTTTAACTAATTTGTTATCTTTGCTTGTAAGGTTTGCAATAACTCCAGATAAATCTTCTGTAGTTCCTGTTCCTTTTTGAGGTACAAGGGCTGCTAAAACTTCATCCTCAATACCTGGTTTTTCTTCAGGTATAGGCTCTGGTTCTACTGTTGGTTCTGGACCAGGTGTAGATTCTGGGGTTGGTTCAGGTGTAGGTTCTATCGTGGGTTCAGGTGTTGATTCTTCCGTTGGTTCTGGGGTAGGTTCTACTGTTGGCTCTGGCTCAGTTGTAGGCTCTGTAGTGGGCTCTGGGTCTGGCGTAACCTCTGGGGTAGGCTCTGGTGTAGGATCTACTGTTGGCTCAGGACTTGGTTCAGGGGTAGGTTCAATTGTTGGTTCTGGAGAAGGCTCTGGGGTAGGCTGATTGGCTGCAGCATTGGCTGCTGCTTGTGCAATAGCAGCATTAAGTTCTCTTTGTGCTTGCTCATAATAATAATCCCATGCATCTTCAATAGCATTATTAAGATCAACTATTGATTCATTATATTCATCTTCTGCATCTTCTTTATTTTGTAATGCAGTTGCTGTACTTGTTACAGCAGTATTATGATTATTAGTTTTAGTTGTGAGTGTTTGATTATAAGTATTTAATGTTGAGATCTCTTGGTTATAAACATTTAATTTATCACTATAAACCGACTGAGCTGCTGCTTGTGCAGCGTATGCAGTATTGTATGCATCAATTTGTTCTTCAGTTGCTGAGGTTCCATGTGAGAATGTATTTAAATTACAACTAAAGTTTTGCCCCCATACCCTTGGATTTCCAGCATAGTCGCAACCTGCTCCAGTCCATCCTCCAGGAATTGCCCATCCAAGATGATAAGATCCTGGACCTCCGCCGTTATACCACCATATTTCTACATCTAAAGTCTTGTCTACACTAACATCATATACGGGAGAATAATTGCTCCATGTTGTTCCTTGCTCTACCCAGTTATTTACAGCAAGGGCCCCGTCTACATACATCCTAAATCCATCATCAGTATAACCTGCAAAATATGTTTGAGTAAACCATGAAGGTACTGTAATGCGCCCATTAAAATTAACTATAAAGTTTTCATATCTATTGCCACAAACTGGCAGTTGCATTGAATTTGAGTTCCATGTTCCAGTACATATAACAGATCCAGGCACTGCCGTGTTACCCTCTCTTAACAAGGTATAAACAGTATATTCAAGTCCTGCTCCACCCTGTACATATTCTTGTGCTGTTGACAGATTTATGTTTGCTATATCAAGAGCATCTTGTGCATTATTTTTATTAGTTAGGGCTGTGGCTACTACAAGAGTTTGGTCATCTACCGAAAATTGAGCAGATGTTTTTTCTGTTAAGGCTGTGGCTTCTGCTTCTAGAGCATCATCATAGGAATCTTGAGAATCAAGCATAGACTCTTCTGAATCTTTTGCATATTCAAACTTGTTTTCTGCAATATCTATAAGTAATTGTAGTTCATTTTTGTATTGAAGATTACTTATTTTTTCATTTAGTTCTTGTATTTCTTGGGCTGCAAGGGTGAGTTGATCTGGACTACTTTGGGCAGGAGTGAAGAATATCCACCCAAAAGCAAGAATTGTTGTAAGAATAAGTCGGAATATATTGTTTTTTATTTTTAAACTCCTTGCATATATAATGTATAACAAGTTTATTATATCATTTTATTGCAAAAGAAAAGGCACAGGTATTAGCCTGTGCCCAATCTTTTAAGTTTTAAATTACTTAATTAATGTAACCTTTGCAGAAGGATTCTTGTTATTCCACTTTTTAGCGAGGGAATTGAAGGCCTTCTTTATAACAGCAATTGCAGCAGCATTATCTGCCTTAACCTTTGCAAGTTCTGCAGCATGTGCAGCAGTAGCATCAGCAAGAGCCTTGTCTGCAGCAACCTTAGCGGTTACAGCATCAGCCTTAAGAGTTGCAATCTCTGCCTTAAGAGTAATTGCCTCTGTATCAGAAGCCAACTTGGCAGCAGCAGCATCGGCAGTTGCTTTTGCTAGTGCATCTGCAAGAGCCTTATCTGAAGCAGCCTTTGCGGTTGCAGCAGCAGCCTTTTCAGCAGCAAGATCTGCCTGTGTCTTTGCTAGTTCTGCAACGAGATCACGAACTGTAATCTCTGCGAATGGAGCAAGAGTACGTACTGGCAATCCGACTACATCAGCAGCAGCAGCATCTCCAGAAGTTGTTGGAGCAAACATAATTAAGGAACGTGTACCAGTTGTTGGAAGAGTAGCCTTAAAGGTTGCTGTTCCAAAGTCTGATAATGCCGAACCAGTTGTTGCTGTTGAAGAATCTAGAGTTGCTGTTGCAGCAAATACTGTAGCAGTAATTGACTTAGCAGAAACTTTATTTCCAAAAGCATCAGTTGCTGTAACTACGATATCTTGCTTGGTACCAGCAGCACCAGTTGCAGGAGCGCTTACTGAAAGATTATTAATCAAACCAGCAGTTCCTTGTACATAATATGTTAGTGTGGTTCCTTGGTTTGTTACAACCACAGTTCCGATTGCTGTCGTTTTAGTATATACATAAAACGTTGCAGTTGTGCCTGTTCCAGTTGCGATAGACAGAGTTGAAGACCCTGATGCTGATGTTACTGGAGCAGCAGAAGTATGTAGAGCAGACACAATTGTACAGTTTGTGCAGACAGCAGAAACCACTGTTCCTGTGTCAACTGTTGCAATAAACTTAAGTGCGTCTGTAGCATCTACTGTGTTATCAGCAGGCACTGGCAATGCAGCAGGTGTAGCAATAGCGGAGTTAGTGCTATTAGCACTTCCGTTTAGTGATACAGCAACTGTCATTACAGCAGCACTTGCAGGTGTTGCGATAAGAGTACCCATAGTCATGGCTGCAACCACGGCTAGAGCAATTTTCTTAAATGAATTCATTTTTCTCCTTGTTTATTTAAATTAGTTTATATTCATTTAGAAACTCCTGAATATCTTCAGGAATCTCCTTGTTATCCAATTCTACCATAGCCTTCTGCTTATCCGCAAGTCGGCTGGCAGAACTCCAAGTATGAACCTCAATTTCTAGATTAGAATCCTTACTTGTATGGGATATTGCTCCAAATACCGCCCCACAAACGGCATCTGCCAAGTCCTTAGATTTCTTGCGTGGATGATCAACTCTATTATTTTTCATAATTTTAAGTTCACTCATCTCCTCAAGCAATAAAGGAATCATGGGCATTGCAATTCTCTCTTCATATATCATCATCGCTAGGTCTTCATAGTGTTTTTTAGCAACAGAAACAGTGTCTGTTTTTATGCCTACCGCTTTTAATTCCTGTTGAATATCAAAGGACTGCCAGCGGTCAAAGGTGACCATACCAATGTTAAAACCTTCTCTTCGTAAATTCTGTATCCACTTCTTAACCTCAGATAAGTCTACGGGACCCTCTACCTTTGGTTCCCACCAAGCAACGGCATCTACAATAACAATTGGCGCTACCTGTTCATAATCTTTAATAACCTGAATATTGACCCATCGCTCAACATGTGCAATAGCAACAGCACATTTGTCATGCTTTTGTGCAAGGTCAGCATGAATATAATATATTTTTTCTGGATCTGGCTTAAATCCAGCATCAAATCTTCTATGATTATCAACAGGATTTCTTAATGTCATACATCTTTCTAGTTTTTCTTTTTGCTTAAAGAATGAATCAGATGAATATGTGGGGGTACATAAAAATCTCATCATTGCATCACCTATATCAGTTAAAAATGCAATCTTAAAATCATCAATTTTTCTAGTAGGGTTTACCTCCCATGTAGGTCTTTTAAGTGCAAACATTCTAGGGTATTTATATGATTTAATATGGTCTTCTTCCCATACTATTTCAAATTCATTGTCTGGTCCTTCTGGTAGTTCTTCATTAATAACAAACTTATATCTACGTTCTACTACATCTTTTTCCATGATTACATCTTCATACCGTTTTGAAATGAAGTCGCCGTTGTAGCGAGGGAATGAAAGAAGAACTACTTTGCCAAGATCTGGAAAACGAGAATCTACTGTACCTCTAAATGCTTTATATATATTGTCAGCAGTTTTACCTTGATCATTTCCTGTTCCTACTTCTGTAACAAAGCCAGAAATTTCATCAAGTACCGCCATAAATAAGTTAAGACCCTCATGTGATTCACGCTCAGAATGACCTGAGTAAACGGTGATAGATTTATCAAAACCAATAGAGTTTACCTTTGGATCATACTTTCCAGCAAACCATGGAGACTTTTCAATCTTAGTTTTAAAACCTTTAAAGAAAACATTTTTAGCCTGCTCAGCGTTAATAGCAACGTTGATAATATCTATAGCATCACCACTTGGTTTTCCATAATATCTTGCAGGATCTTTAAGACAGAGTAGTTTATAAACAACATAGGCACATGCAACAGTAGAGACAAAGTCTTTTCCACTGCCCTTGCCTAGTTGTAAGATAATTTCATTTTTGGTATATTTAGAAAAATGCCTATTTCCTTCTTCAGGACCCATCAAGATATGCAAATCTTCTTTACGATAGATCTGACTCATTGCCTCAACAATGTCATACTGGATAGGAGACAATGGTGGTTGATTTAAAAAGTCTGGAGACTCAACAAATGTTTTTACGTCTACAGGATTTTCATCAAATTGATTATCTTGAAGGGCTTCAAAGAAATCATTGAACTTGGTGGACAACTGTAATCACTTCCCCATGTTTGGCAATTGCAGACAGTCTTTGCATAATTAAGTCACGAACTTCTGGGTGCTCAGAGGCAATATCACGAAGAATTCCAACAAGAACCTCTTGTCTTTTTTCAATCTCAACTATTTCTTCTGCCAACTCTTTATTTTCTAGCAAGCCAGCCTTTTGCAGCATATCGATTCGTCTTCCCTCAATATCCATTACAAGTTTGATCGCAGCAGTTTTAGCATTAAGATTTGCTGTAGTGCTTGCATCATCAATAACTTCATAGGCTTGCTGGATTAATCTTGTGTAGTGTGCATCTGCTGCAACTAATGCATCTTTTGCACGAGCACGAATAGCATCATTTGCAGATGCCATAGTCTTCCACTCGTTCAAGTGTGCTACTACACGAGTTCTTGGAAGAGCAAGATTCTTAGATATTTTAGTTGGATCATTACCCTTAAGGTATTCTTCAACAACTTTATTTACCTCATCAAGATGTTTAACTAATTCAATTTCAGTGTCTGACATATTTTCCCTCTAGTCTATTAATTTCATCCTGAATATAAAATATTGCTTTCTTTAAATCTTCAATGTGTCTGGCTTCATCTTTAATACCCGCTCTCCAAAGATATTTAATGGCATTGCCAATATTAAAGTTTCGGTGTCTTGTAATTTGTATGGCTTCTACGCCGCTTGGATCAGACGTGTAGTGAATAGGATGATTTACCTGATCAACCGTAATATGAAACTTGTCTTCGCTCATCGTCTACTCTTTCTTAATCCAAATTTAGCAAGGTATACATAAATAGTCTCCACGCTTACCCCACACTCTTTAGCAATATCCTCTGGACTCTTCTTGTCCATGTGATATCTTTTTTTAAGCCATAATTCATTTTGATACATTTTACCACTCATGGCTTCTCCTTGTCAAATCCCACAGCCTTGTCCCAGTTATTAATAGCCCAATGACCTATGCCAGCAGCGTCAGCCACATCATAATCATCTATATTTTTATCATAGGTTACTTCTAATAGTTTAATAGTTCTGCGTTTTCTAAAGTCACGCTCATAAGATTTATACCAAGACAATGATTTACCAGGATTAATAGATCTTAACTGTAGTTGTTCTTCTTTAGTTAGTTTCTTATTGCCTAGGTAGTTTTGCCATGTTATTGGGGATACCCTGCCAATTGTAGAAATACCAGCCAAACCAGCACCGCCAAGAATTGCTCCTTGTACCAGCGCAAGATCTGCTGCAGTTTTTGGGGAATTCATAAAAACGGTATGCTCAATAACAATAGCATTCATCATATTATAATGATCAAACAATGCCTTAGTCTTAGCAGTAGCATCTATCACCTTTTGATATATATTAGAACCCTCAAAGTTTATTTTTCCAAATCCAGTTATGGTTTTGTTTGTATAAAATGCAAAGGCAAGGCTATTAGTACTAGCATCAATAGCACAAATATTTTCTGGTTGACTAGTCTTGCTCATAATCAATTATTCCTTTAAGTTCTTTTATCATTTTTTCTACTGCCTTTTGGCTTACATTACAATTAGAACAGAATCCAGAATCGTTATATATTGATAGTTGTACTCCACAACCACCAAGACATCTACGAACCTTGCCTATTCTTTTTTGCCTGCGAGAAACATTATACCTTTCGGCAATCTTATCTTTTGTAGCAGAGTCTCTGCACTCTGGGCTACAATAGATTTGATAAGTTACCTTTGGTTGAAAGCGCTTATCGCATCTTTCACACAGTTTCACTCAGCCCCTCCATAGATTTTATTTTAATAACTCCTGGCTCTGCAGTAAAGCATACAGTTTTCACTGGACAACCTTTGCATATCTTAGAGTTAGACCTGTAATTCTTTTGTGGCAAAGTCTTATCTTTCCACGCTTGACGAACAACACGCATCCACTCAAATGTATTTTCAATCCATTGTCTGTAATTATCAGTTACCTCTATAGGAAATACTAGAAGTTCATGGTTATTCTTGTTTTCATAAATCAAAACACCCTTAGCCTTTTTTAATATTTTCATATATATTAATAACTGCATAACGTGTCCAGTTTTTGGCTCACCCTTAATTCTAAAATGCTCAAAGGCGTCATACTGCATTGTTTTAATTTCAGCAATAATCTCTTCTTCTTCCCAATTAAGAATGGCATCTCCCCATCCAAATATTGGTGGATCAGAGTAAGTAACTTTAAACTCTGTAGTTTCTACTTCTTTTCCAGTGTCTTCAAGAACTTTCTCATCAATAAACTTTTTCGCTACTCCAGAATCCATCATTGCCTGTTGAATTCTGTCATGAGAAAACGTTCCAGCAGTCATGTTTGCTACACCGTATGGCGTATTGTTATCTTCAAATATGTTTCCCTCAAAAGCCAAGTACCAATATCTTGGGCACTCTCCATGACTCCAAACCAAAGTAGATGGAGCAAAGGTTTTCTTTTGAGTATGCTTTGGACCACGCTTTGCGGTGTATCCAGAGTTAATCTTTTCTATCAAGGCCTTTGTGTTAATTATCTGTGGTCTATCTTCAGGCCTTATCATTATATTTCTTAGCAAGTTTTTAGTCATATCATCCTTTTTATCTATTATATCAGTTAACGCATTATGTATTTGAGCGCTGAAACTAAGTCGTTGATTGACTCTGCTGCAGTGTAATAAATATTTTTCTTGCCTCTGTCTGTCTTGTCAACATTTGTCATCCAAGTAGCCCTGAATGCCATTTTTGCTGCAATAGCCTGAAGCCTAACAATTTCAAGACTTGCCACCTGCGGTGGGATATCTGGCTTTATGATTAACTTAGCAATCATTGTTAAAGCGGTAGTTAATTCTTCATCATCCATATAAGTGGCTATCTCAGATAACCCATTAATCATTTGTAGTGTTGTTTGTCCATTTTCAGATTCCTTCATTTTTAGCCTCCCATGTTAGTTGATCTAGTAGTTCAAATTCTATAACTGCAAGCCTAGTCTTTTTATTACCTTCTCCTAATATAACTACTATGGCTGGAGATTTATCAGTACCCGCTTTTATTGAATCAGTAACAGCCTTTGCCCAAACATCTTGATTCAAAGTAAAGGACTTAGATGTTTCTTTAAAATCAATAACAAAATTTCTCCAGGTTGCATCGCCCTTCTGATTATTACGACCAGAATTCTTGTGCTGCTTTGCACCTATCCTCTTGCTTTCACTCTTCTCGCTCATAATCCTTCTTTGTTTTAATTAATGATGCCCTAGAAACGTGTTTCTTACTACACATCCATGTAAGATCTGTAGTCTCAAGCCAAAGTCTTAAAGATGTAACTTCTTCTTTACAGGTGTGACAAGGAAACTTTCCTTCAAAAACTTTAAATTTGGCATCAGACATTTGCTAGTTTTGCCTTTAATGCTTCCTGTAAATCTAAATCTTCTTTGACTCTAGTAATAAGTCCATCACGACCTTGAACCTTTGTGCCATCATCTAGTTGATACCAGGCTCCAGTTCTGTTTATATGCCCAGCCAATTCAGCAGTGTCAACAAGATCACCAATAAAATCGATGCCAACGCTGTCACCCCTAAAATAGAAATCATACTCTCCGCTTTGAAAAGAGGGTGAAGTTTTAGAGAATTGTAAATCCCACCTAATCTTACGACCAATTTTTTCTTCAATGATTTTATCTCCGACATGTATTTTTCCTTTTATGGCTTGATTATCTGATTCAGAAGAAAACAATTTAATAATTGTAGACGAATAAAATTTTGTAGCCTGACCGCCAGTTGGCTGTTGGCTTGTATACATAGCATTAATATTATTACGAGATTGACTAATTAAAACAAAAAGTGTTGGCTTTACCTTGTTGTTTGCATAGTTAATCATTTTCCAAGCATGGCTAAAGTCTCTGGACTCTGCACCAATCTGTTTTGTATTCTCTAACTGCTTTAATTCAGTAGAATCTTTTTCAAAATATATTGCTGGTAGTAGAGATGTTACTGAGTCAACAACGATAATATCAACTCCAGCCTCCATTAAATTTACTCCAACATCTACCATTTCATTAATAGTTCTTGCTTGTGAAACTATTAGTTTAGAAGTATCTACTCCTAATTTTTCTGCCCAAACTCCATCATATGACATTTCTGCATCAATCCAAGCACAGACCTTGCCTTCTTTTTGTGCCATACCAATCATTTGCAAGCACAAAGAAGACTTGGCACTAGACTTGCTTCCCCAGATTAAAACCTGTCTACCATATGGCAAACCACCATTTAGTGCTTTGTTTAAACCATAACTAGGGGTAGCAGCATACTCTGTCTTTGGTATTTCATCTCCAACAAGAATGCTCTTCCTTAGTTTAGGATTTAACTGTGATAGAACTTCTTCTATTGTTAATGTCATTAGAATCTTACCCCATGCTTCTTTGGTCTATGTGTATTTCTTTCCATCTTTTCTTTGATAGCATAATCAAGGGATTTCTTTACATACCCTGCTTCTGCAATACCAGCGTATAAATCAAGGGTACGAATAATAATATCTGCAAACTCATCTGATATCTGATCTGGATCCATATCTTTACGAAGTGCCTCCATAGCCTCTGATACTTCAGAGACAATCATCATCATTTGTTTTGCTACAAAGATAGGGTCTACAGTTTTATCCCAGAAACCTTTTTCTACTGCATTCTTATGTATCTCTTCTGCTAATTCATCAAACATTTTTTACATCCTCCATTATTACTGTACCGTCTTTTGTTTTGCCAAACTCAAATCTATATACACTGCCTGCCTCAACATTCATGTATGCTTTTGGAAAAGCCGTTGGAAATACTGTAACTGCGTGTAGTTCTCTGGCAGCATCAGCCAGCGTTAAGGATGCCATCTTCTTGCCAGTCTTAGTAGTTCTTGGCTTAAAAGAAACAACAAACATCTCATCATCCTTGTAAGGCAACATCTTATAATTTAAAAACTTAATCAATGGAT